GCCCAGGCGGCGTCAAGAACGGTCGCGGGAACGACGGGATTTGCGGTTGGATTTCCGGCGACGAAAAGGCCGTCAACTGCGGTGTCTGTTGTAATTGGAAACATTGTTTAACTCCCTGCCCATTCAAAAAGCGCGGTCGTGTGCGCCGGTTTATATTTGTTGACGATATTTTCGAAAATGACATCGGCCGCGCTCGCATTCGTGACATTCACCTCGAAAACGAACATCCACGCCGTCGAATAGAGCGCGTTTCCCACCGTATTTCCGACGTGAAACGGACGAAACGCGTCGGTGATCGTGACATCATAGCCCAGCGATGCGCCTATCTGCTCGAAGTAGGCGGCGTTCTGTCCGCCGGTTGCGACAAGGCGCGCGATAACGTTGTTTTGGCGACCGAGCGTTGTCGATGCGAGCGACGTTCCACTCTCCGGCAGTCCACATACGCTTTCCCAGTCCGAGAGGCAGTCACTGGCTGTCGAGGGAATCGCCTCGGCGAAAATCTGCTCGATCTTGTCCGACATGCGCTTCGCCTCAATTGCAAACGCCTGCACAAGCGCGGTTAGGTTCGCTCCGCGCCATGCCTGTCCTTGAGGCAATAGTTTGATAATCAGGTTCTTGTAATTTGCCTGGCTCAAGCCCATGTGATTGCCCCCAAAGCGGCGAGCTGGTTGGTCGAAACAGGGAGGCTTGCGGTCGGGCTGGTGATGGCGCAGTCCGTGATGCCCGACACGCCGGAGATCGCCTCGAGCAGCTTGGAAAGGTAGATCGTGCCGCCCGGGTAGCCAGCATCGAGAATGTAATCGTTAATCGCCGTTTTGACCAGCGTTTGCAGCGCGGACGTGCTCGGCGTAATCGAAATCGTCAGATTTATCACGTACGCGGCAGGCGCGAAAACGGTCACGTCGGCGCAAAGCGGGCGCAGCGTTTGAATATATGCCGCCACGGCCGCGACCTCGGCGGCGGTCGGAATTGGCCCAGTCGTGTCGTCGTCGACCGCGAACGTCACGCCGACAGTCCCTGGTCCGAGATAGTTTTCATATGCCCACGCACGGGTGACATCGACACCCGATGTCGCCTTCGCCCACGCGACATAATCCGCCGCGCAGCCGCCCTGCGGAGCCTGCTGGATGCGGGCGAGAAGGCGCGAAAGCAGCGACGAATCGGCCTCAGTATCGATGCCGTTTGAGATCGACGCGGCGAGAACGGTTCCCGAGGAATCCACTCCCGATACTGGATTGACGAGCGAAAGGGACTGCCCAGACGCGACATTGGCCACGGTTCCGGCGACGCTTGATTCGAGCGATACGGTCGCGCTTCCGGCAGCCGAAATTGTGGCGTCGACGGTTGTCGTGAATTCGGTTCCATCGCTTGCGGCCCAGAGCGTCGACTCCGGAATTGTCGTTCCGGCAGTTCCGGTTACGGTCATCGTGAAGGTCGTATACGTCGCGTTCTTGCGATAGATGCCCCAGATCGCGGCCCACTGCTCGAGATACTGCGCCTCGGCGGTGTCCGGGAAAATCTGCTTCGCGATGTACTGTGCGTACCCGTAAAACAGGTGAGTCGCCGCGCCGAAGACGCGGGCCATGACACGCAAAACCGAGCGCGGCAACAGCGCCGAATCCGAGCCGATAGAGCTTTCAAGGTCGGTTTCGATACGCGAAATGATGGTTGTAAGTGTTGGTCTGCTGAGCGTCATTTTAGTACGAATCCTGCTTCTGATAGCTCCAGTTATAGGCGTACGTGAAGCTCTCCGATGAATCGTCCGGTCGCGTAATGTCGATTTCTATCGTCAGCCAGTACAGCCCGGACCTGGTCACCGCGACGCTAACCGTTTTCGCGGCGCCGGTATCGAGCATCCATTGCAGCGCCTCCTCGCAGTATTTTTGAGCGCGGGAGCAGATGTCCGCCGCCATCTTCTCCCGGCCAAGCGTCCAAAGACGAGAACCGAGCGAACCGTACTCGTCGATCGCGTCGCCCCACCAGCCGCCGCGCTGCGTTGTGCGATTTTCGGTGTCCTCGGCGTCCGTAAAAAGCGAAATGTAGACGGCGGTTTGAAGTCCCAAATCGCAGGCGACGCCGCCCGGGATGAAGACGCAGTCGCCGTTTCCGGTGTCGTCAACGCCAAGGTAAATGTCGCCGAGAATTTCGGTCACGTCGGCGCTCCTGTCTTCGATCCGCCAGACTGAACACCGCCGTGGACGTGGGATTCGAGGCTGATCGATCCGGCTTTTACGTCGCCGGTCACGGTGATCGCGCCGTTCACAGTCAGCGTTCCGTTTGACGGCGTGATGACAATCGAGCCATCGGATTTGAGCAGGATTTTTGAGCCTGTGTTGTTGTAGACGCAGACCTCGCCGGAGTTTAGGCCATGCGCCCGGTAGCGCGCGTCGTCTGTGGCGACGATCACGGCATGTCCGCGATTTCCTCCCGCAAACAGGACCAGCGACGAGGCCCCCGCAAGCGGGTTCGATGAGAAACCGTATTCGCTGAGGCGCTCCACCTGGTCAATAACTTCATCGGCGAGAACCGTAATCTGGATGCGCTGCGTCCCGGAGCTATCGTCCACTTTCGAGATTGTCGAGCGTCCAAGCATCAGCATGATTCGTCGGTGGATCGGTTCGACGATTTTTTGAATATCCGTAATGTTCATTTCTTGCTTTTCGCCGCCTTTTTTTGCGCTTTGGTCGCGGCCTTGTGCGCCTGGAGAATCTCCTTCGTTTCCTTCAGCTCCGATTCCGCGAGATAGACATCGGGGCGTTTCAAAGTAAGCTCCGTAAGCGTTCCCTGGTCGGATTTCGACAAAGTCACATCGGTAATCAAAAGGTCCTCGGCGAAGATTCGACAGGTTGGGTAGTCGAGATTGGCCAGACTTCCCACGCTCCAAAGCGCACCGCCATCCGAAATCCTCCAGCCCTGAACCGTCACCGATGCGACCTGCGATTTCGCGGCGCGGATGCGAGCTTCCCACTTGGCGCGTCCGAGGCAATAGGCCTGGTCGGCCTTCTCCTCCGCCATGATAATCAGCGGGCGGAAGCGCGAGACGGCCGTGTCATACGCCGAAGCTCTGGCGGTATGATTTGCAACTCCCTGACCGTCCGATTGCCCTTCGACGATGTACTTGCTAAACCTGTCCGCCGAATCGCTCGTCACGCTGCACGAGAGAACGTTTTGCCCTTCGGCGAGCGAAACGCCGAGCCGCGCCCGTCCCGAGCGCGTGAGCAAAACGCTCCCGTCCGCCTGGCCGCTTACGAGGAGCTGGCGGCTTCGCGCGAGGCGTTCGATGGCTTCGAAAACCGTCTCGCCCGGCTGGCAGCGAAAAAGATCGACAGCGCCGCCGGTGTCGACATTTGCGGCGACCGTGATTCCAAACGGCGCGCAAAGGGCAGATGCAATCGCCTCCGGCGTCTTGCCGCGAAACTCGCCAGGACGACTGATGAGCGAGCAGTCCACGAGGTCGCATGTTTTGTCGCGACCGCGAACTGTCAGCGAGTGCGAAGAGGCATCATGGCTGACTTCGGTCGAATCGACGTAGCCGGTAATCACCACATCGTTTCCGATCATCACCTTGACCGGATCGCCGTCAAAAATCGCCCACGGCTCCATTCCCGCTTCCCACGCATCGGTAAGCGAGACATCGAACGAACCGCTTACGGCTTCGAGGCTGCGCGTGATAGTGACGGCGAGCCAGCCGCCATAAAGCTCGCCGCGAACGTAAAGGAACACGTCGTCGATGTCGTTTTGCGGAACCGTGTCCGATGCGCGGATGAGCTGATCCGGGATTTCGAGCACCTCGCCCGCATAGATGGTCGATGGCGACTTGCTGCGAAGCGTCCCCTTGTTGATCTGCCAGAGCGTGGACGAATACGACCCCGAGCCGAGATATTTTAAGGCGATAGAGTCGAGCGTATCGCCGCTTTGAACCGTGTATTTCATAGCAGCACCTCGAGCGTCGTTCCGCCCGGCACTACCCACGGGTTCGCGATGTTGTTTCGCGAAATGAGAGCGCTTTCCGAATCGATCGCGCCGTAAATCTGCCAGGCGAGCACCAGCGACGGCGTTGTGGCGAGAACGTCCACGGTCGAAATATCCTTGAGCTGCGCGCCTGGCGGCGGGATCGCGGACGCAACCGATGCGCGCAAATCCTCGGCGGTCTCGAACATCGAGTCATCGACCGCGTTTGTCATAAACGCGTCCAGCATGTCGGTGATCGCACTCCGCGTGTCGATTGCCTCTTGCTTCGAATCGAAGTCGATCGTGATCGCCGAACTCGCAGCGGCCGACGCGACGGAGAGCAGCAGCACGTCTCGCAGGATGTTTGCGTTTTGCTGCTGCGCCGCGCCGATTGTGGTCGAAAGAAACGCGAGGCCGCTAAAATATGACGAAAGCGCATCGAACATCGCGACGTATCCGGTCACGGCGCTGCTGGGATCGCTGGGCATTCCCCCGAGCCGCCCGGCGATGTCGGTCATCTGATACGAGAGCGTTTCCGGCGTTTGAATCAGCGACGCGGCATTGCTGACGATCTTTTCCGAATCGCGCATGAACTCGTCGTAACTGTTGACCTGGCCTGTAAGATCATTCGAGACAACCGACGCGGAGCGGACCTTGAGCTTGGTCTGCTCCTGAATAATCGCGACGGTGTTTGTCACATCCGATGCCGCCTGAGTCGCCACGGCGCCGGTTC